TTGGTTTCTGTACTTTTGATACAACTTTCTTACCACTCATTTTCACCTCACGATTTTAGTTTTATTCATTTACTTCTATTACGTCATACGTTGTTTGATTGCTTTTTTGACAGCATCAGGCAGTGAATTCATTTTAACTTTTTTGCCTAAGTGTGGACCTAATTTTATATCGCCATTAGTTATACTTCCAGCATATTGATTAAATCCATTTGGCGCTGTCGCATCTGTTGACATGCCATAAACATCGTCATCTATTACAACCGTGAACTGGTCTGCTGATTTTCCACCATTGTCGTAAATAATAAGTTTACCCTCACCCAAACGACCTAAGTCTTCCTCATAGTCCTCATCGGCATCGGCCATATAAAACTGGGCCGCCTCTTTGGCGTCATCTGCTGTTTTATAGGTATGATCACCAGACGCAACAACGTCTTTACCAGTGATAAGTTCCCAATACCATCCGTTTTGACCTTGCTTACCATCATACATGATAGCTACTCTGGGTTGTTGATAATCGCCGCCCTCGTAATCCGCATTGGTTTTGTTTCTATTAACGACCCACTGGCCGTCACGTTCTTTCTCAGTATCGGCGGTTATATGTTCCGCTTCATTGATATAATTCAGAAATTTAAATAATTTTTCCACTGTTTAACCTCCAGTTGGTCGGTCAGATACAGTATGATAGGCATATCTGAAAGTCACATCAAATTGTGTGATATCATTGGCTGTATAATCAAGACTTGCCTGGGCAACTTCTTGCGGCCAAGCATCATGTAGTGTGAATTCAAGTACGGCTTCACCATCATTTCCTAATAACTGTAATCTTTGATCAACCATATATTCATTCAACATAGCATATTCGTTCGTTATAGGATTATGAATCTTATTGATCCAGTTTTCAAAATTTTGTCTGATGTATGACTTATGATCCATGTTGAACGTCACTGGTAGTGATGTGAATGTGTGTTTGCCGGCCATAGGAAAATCATAGCCCTGCCAGTTCAACATAATTTCTTCAAGCGTGCTGCCTGGAAGTGATGTTGTTCTGACAAGATAAATTGCTCTGTCATTACCCATATCGCCGACCACTACATCAGCTGGAAAACTTGGCATGAAGTAAAATAAGTTACTTCTTTGTCCGTCTCTGAAATTTGATTTAAAGCCATCTATTGTAAATCTTACTGGCATTTTTGCCTCCATTAAAAGCGTGACCCCGAAGGGTCACCCTTTATTTTTTACGCTGTTGGTGTCGCTGCGGCCGCTACTAATTCCGTAAACGATGCACCTGTTTTTGTTGCTATAAAGTTCAGTACGATAAATTCAGCCGCGCGAGTAGGCTTGATGTAAATATCACACCACAACTCATTACGATCTATTCTTTCTCCTGTGTTGTTTGTTGAATCACAGACGATCAAGAAATCGTAAATGCCTCGTCTTGACCTTACGTCTCGTAAGAACGGTGAGATCATGTTGATCAGTTGTAATCTTGTAAAACTATCATTTGGTTCGAACAAGAAGTACTTCACCGCTGTTGCGATTGCCTTTTCAAGAATAATAAACAATCTTCTAACATTTACACGGTTGAAAGCAGAACTCTTATCCAACATCGTCTTCTGACCCCAGATTACTTTACCTTGACCAGCAAACGATACAACTGGGTTAATACCATTCTTATACAGAATATCACGTTTGGCTTGATTCGGGTTATATGCCAACTTTCTTACATTGGATATAATCGCTCTGTTCAGACCAGCGGGAGCAAACCACGGATCACTTACGTCATCTGTGTTAGCATACACACCAGCAGCATGACCTGAGAACGGTATCCAACGGTATCTTCCAGCCCATTTGTCATAAACTTCTATCCAGTTACCATAAAGTGCTGCGTAACTTGAATTTTCATTTAGATTGTATGTAGCATGTTGACCAAGACGGAAATCTCTCATGTCCGTTGTCTCACTACCTCTATTGTTTACAACCAGTGATTGAGGAACATCGAGAAGTGCCATTGTATCTTTACGAGATTCTGCAATATCAATCAACTCTGTTTGTACAGTGGTTGATTTACCAGCATCAATCAATAAGTTGATATCGATTGTTTCTGGGTCTTCGTATAATTCATAAGCGGCTATAATGTCAGCATCAGAAACATTTGCACCTCGGTTTCTACCACCTGTAAAGTCATCATAGTCAGTATCATGAACGTTAGTACAATCTGTATTCTTAGCTCCTGCTGCAAGAGAACATCTAATATATTTTGAATTCTGGTTTAGAAATGTCTCACAGTATAAGTTTTGTCCTTCATCGTCCAGTTTACGGTCATTAGTAGAAACTAACCATGACTCTCTAATGTAGTATGTAGGACTTGCTTTATCAATCTGATCTTGATTAGTTGTTTTTACGATAACCAAGAATTCGGTGTTCGTTGCATCATCAAAAGAAACATCAACAGCATCTATGTCATTATACATGTCAGATGAAATGTTTAATTGAGTATATGTTTTTGTGCCCTTACGAACCTCGTCATATATGTAAGAACCTACAATACATACTTTGATAAAGTTACCATGATTACCACGGGTTGCAGCTATGAAAGCAATGTCTCGGCCATAATCTTCTCTATTGACTCCAAAAGTAACCGATTCATCACCAAATTGATCTGGGTCTTCTGATGCAAAATCTGATAATACATAAGCACCAGATACCGAAGTGGTATATCCGTCAAAGTCACCAGCAGAAGTAAGATAGCCGTGTACTCCAGCGAACGAAGCGCTGGGTGCCATTACTGCCGTACAGTATAACTTATTACCGTATTTCAAATATCCAGTTGCTGATAAAATGTCCTTGTATGAACCAGATGTGGGTTCACCGAAAATATCAATCAGTTCTGATACGTTTGTTACTAATTGTTTTTTTAGTTCAGGACCTTTATAAGGGTCTCTGATAGCTAAAACCGCAATAGATGTTGCTACTGCAGGGATCGTTGTAGATAAATCAATTTCATTGACATCCACAAGCGGCGATAAATATAGTGCCATTGTTGTCCTCCAAATTTATTATTCCATACCGGCTGCTTTACGGAACCTTTCTTCATCAAACAGTGGATTCATGTCTTTGAAATAATTTACTAATTGTTCTTTCAGACCATCCAGTGTTTTTGCATCCTTCATATATTGTGCAAATTTGACAAAGTGTTGTTTCGTTAATGAGGCCTCTACTATTTGTTCTGACTCTCTTAATAAAACTTTTTTATAGGCGTCTTCCACACCTTCATTTTTAAATGAAAAATTACTTGACATTGTGAAACCTCCAATAAATATAATATGTCACATATATTTATATTTTTTAAGTGATATCGCTTCTTTTTAACGATTCTATTAATTGAAAATAATCATACACGAATGTTGCTGAACATTCTATCGTTACTTCTGCCTCTCTGGTTGAGAACGATACCTCTTGTAAGTTCACCGGCCACATGCCAGTAAAAGCTATTCGGAGGATTTCATTTTGAAAATTGTCATGAACACTCAGAGATGAATCAACCGCATAGCCTGAATAGTTCTCAAGCATCTTATCTCTGTTATTAGATATATATGTCATCCATTTATATAATAATATCCAGTTTTTGAACTGTGAATCTACGATAAATTGTACTGTCATCTGTTCAAATTCCAGTGGTGTACTGGCAACCTGACGTTTTGTGCCTTGCCAATTCATCTCTAAGGGAGCCAATGACATAGACGGCATTACCACACCCTGTATGTTCAAAAGTAGTTCATTGTTTGCTCCTAATGTCAACTGTTGTGGTAACAACGGAAATACCAATTCAAAGTTTGTTGGTGTTGCTTTATCTATGACTGTACAAAATGACATTTAAACTCCTTAGAATTCATCTAATCTGGCATTAGGATTTACTAATGCTTCAACAACACATGAAACGACAACTATACAACTGCCTCCGCCACCAGTGGTTGTTATCTGTAATGTTGATGGTGAATTTGCCAGAATGATATTTCCTATATTAACGAAATGTTCACCAAATACTTTAGCACTTCTAAGATAAGCAACCCATCGTTCTCTTCCGCCATCTGTAATTGCAATTTTAACATCAGCACCTATATCAGCACCATATGTTGATACGGTTAGTGATTTAAAATTTGCAACATTTGATCCGTCCGGAATATTGATTGTGTGTGTTGCTGCTGCATTTGCTCCAGACTCACCTGTATAATTTCTTAAAGCCATTTATTTCTCCTTATTGGTTAACGTTTATTGGTCCACCAATGTTTGTTCCAAATTGGAACACTTCATAATCATAAATTCGTTTGTCATTCTCATCGAAATACGGGTCTATACCTGTAAACCTTTGGGACTCGCCAGATGCAGCACTTGTAAATGTTGATGTTGTGTCTCCAAACACCTGTGAACCAAAGGCTCCGGCGTCAGTATAGTAGTTTACCATGATCTGACCAACATAACCCGTAGCTTCAACTGGTTTGAATAATAATGTCTGTACTCTGAAAGTAAGTGTATATTTCAAAATCCTGAAGGCATCATCAGTGAACTCTAATTCAAATTCCGGGGATGCACCTTCGAAAATAACCTTGACATCAAATGATCCTTTGATCTCTGGTATCGTTACTCGAATAAATATATGTGGCTGAAACCACGGCAATATTTGTTCAAGTATCTGATCGATGTCAGTCATGTAAAGAGTCCAAATGTTTACATCAAATGTAAGATCATATGGTGTAGGGTTTAAGAATTTCGACACATTACCCGAACTGACTGCCACTGAGGCAACACAAGAGGCTCCATTGGTAGTGGTGACTGACTGTGTTCTATTAGTTGCCCGGTCTGCAGCAAACTCAACACCTGTCATCGATGCGCTCATGATCGGTAAAGTCTCGTTGTCTTTACGTTGTGTAAGCCAATACCAGATTTTTTCCTTTGGAGAAAACTTCAATGGCACTTCTACATATTTCTGAAAAGCATTGTTCTCGTCATATCTTGCTACCTTTATATCATTAAATGTATCAAGGAACTGGACAATGGTTTTTCTCAAAACTTTATAGTAATAGTATTCACGCACGTTTATATTTCCTCATATGCGACTTTTAATTTTCTGATATCCTCATCTGAAAGTTTATATTTCGTTTCTATGTGTTTTATAAACCCGTCAATGTTATCTTTAAATTTTCTTTTAAATTTTCCCATGGCGGATTTACTGATATCAATACCATTGTCTAATTGCATACTGGCACCCATTTCATTTATATATTGTTCAAATCTCATTATATCTCCGGTTTATGTAAACTGGCTTTTGGGTGCTCCACATTCAGGACACGGACCTTTCCAGGCTGACCATGCATCAGCGGTGCCTTTCCACTTCCAGCCACATTTTTTACATACATGTGTTTGTTTGCCGGGTGGATTTACACCTTTGCGTATCATCTTTTTACCTTCACCTAAGTCAGTATCCAGATATTTATCTATCTTATCAATAATTGTCATTTTCTACCTCTTTATTATCCCGCCGGGATACATTTCTGTTTGACGGGTCACCAAGATTCCCCTTCAGGACATATTGGCTCGTTTTCTTCGGTTACTTTTCCTAATAACTCTCCAAGTATTGAGTAAATATGTTCTTCGAACTTATGAGGATTAATATTCAATTTTCCTGCAAGAGCATGAACATCAGCATCCGCTGGTTTCGGGTTTTTACTGAAAAACTCTTTGATTTTGTTTTTGATATCATCTGTGCCTTCTTTTATACCGGCCTCTTTTTCCATTTTCTTTAGACGAGT